GAGTCCACCGAGGATCTTGGCTCCACGACCTACACGTCCCAGAACTTGATCCTGCATCCAAGTCTTCATGGGCCAACCAATCAGTGGGTGGTAACCGAAGGAACCTACAAGATCAATCTTGCGGGAACCGTCATGTCCTTCAAAGCCGTACCCCCAGTCTCAGGCACAGACACAGGCACCGTGGATCTCACGCAGGAGCATACTATCGTAGGAGAGGACTACACATTCTCCTTCACACACTCCGAGACAACCGGTGTAGGAGTCCAGACTTTGGATTTCCGAATCTACGACTCCGGCGGGGACATCTCAACAACTGTAATCAGTACGGATGGCACCACCTCGGTCAACTTCACGGCGAGGCAGACCACTACCAACTTCGAGTGGTTGGTTGATATTACATCCCTCCAGGACAAAACAATCTGGAGAGTTACCCGACCGGTGTTGACAATGACCATGACGGTGTGATATACTTCCGGGCATGGCAATAAATAACATTGAGGAGTTTATCTCCTCCGGCAAGTGTAAGGGCATAGATCCCTGTACCGTTCTTCTCTACTTGGCTATGAGGCACAAGGACTGGAAGACCGTCTCCCCTAAAGCTCTCCATATATTAGGAGAAGAGCTAGGGATCGACACAGTCATGGCTATTCCCGCTTTAATCACCCTGGGCTGGATGTATTCTCTTGACAAAAATGGGGAAGTCATATATGCTTTAGGAGGTTGGGGGTCTTCTGACAAGTCAGCCCCAACCTATGAGTGGTATGCCCACAAGGAGCCTGATATTAAGTCAGCCCTTTTGGCTAAAGCCTTGGAGAAGAAGGAACCGATAGAGATAAAGGAGCGTAAGAGGAAGACCAAACAACGACCAACACAGGACCAACTGGATCAGGCGACAGCCCCACAGATCAAGAAAGCAGTTGTCCAGATTTACCGCGAGGAGTTTGAAAACATCTTCGCGTCCAACGCCACCTTCCTGAACGTCCCCAAAAACGCGCAGGTAGTTTTGAATATCTACAAGCTTGTGGATTCCAACCTTTCCCTCTTCACCGCTTATCTCAAATTCATCTTTGAGAAGTGGGAAGAGGTAAAGGCGAATCAACCCTGGATCAGTTGCGAGGTTCCCACGCCAGGAATCTTGTGCAGCACGAATTTTTTTCTAGCGATGCGAAAGGCGATGAACGATGGATTCTCCAAGCCAGCCGGAGGACATAAAGGCCAAGATGGAATTGCCGACCGAGCAGCCCAAACAAACTGGGACACCGAGCAATCGGGGTGGTGAGATTACACAGCGACACCTGGAGCGGATGGGGATACCCAAAAGACATTGGTACTGCACTCTGGAAAAAATACCGAGCGAGTGCCCACACAAAGCCCGCATAGTAGATTGGATAAAAAATGTCGAACCCAACGTCTCACTGGCAAGAGGACTGCTCCTTATGGGAGACTATTCAATGGGAAAGACAGGTCTTGCTTCTATATGCCTTAAAGCGGCATGCCAGCGGGGCATCATCGGATACTGGATCACTGCCAGAGCTTACCCCCAGCAGGTCATCCAGCAGCACGATTTCGACCAGAAATATTCTGTCCAGGATCGCGCGGAAACTGTGCCTCTCCTCGTCATCGATGAACTCCAAGTCCGGGAGGGAAACGTAAAATTCTCGGAGCAAGCCATTGAGCATTTGGTTCGTACCCGCATAGATGCTAACCTGTGTACGATCATCACGACGAACCACAACACAGAGTTTCTCAAAGACCATTACCAAGCACTCACCGAAGCCCTCCGCGAAGCTGTGACACCTATTGTCGTCACAGGTCATAACTTCCGCGAAGATCGACAGAAAGAATTCACCGATGGAAGACGTCCTGGGCCTGAGACTGCTTAAAGCGGTTCTTACCGAACAGTCACTGATTGAGTTAACTACCGCTGGAATTTCTTCACGAGACCTCTCGGGAACTGCCCGAAAAGGATTTGAGTGGCAGACCGAATACCAGCAAGACTTTGGAGCTTGGCCGACGCCCTCCCAAGTCCAAGACAACATAAAGGGTCTAGTCTTCCCCCCGGCAGACGAGCCCCTTGCCTACCTCTGCGACCAAGTACGAAAACGCCAACTAGGAGGGACGATTACCAATGAACTCAAAGCAGTCGCCAGATCCCTTGAAGGGCAGGACCCCGACGCAGCCCTCCGCAAGATTGCAGAGATCGCTCTCCAAAACCAAGTTGGAAAACGCGGAGCCGTTGTCCGATCCTTTAGGCAAGATGGAGAGAAACGATTTGAAGAATACCTTGACCTCCAAGCCTCTCTTGAACTTCCTGGAGTCCTTACACCTTGGAACAGTCTCAACGACCGAATCCAATGCTGGGCTAACGGACAGCTCCATGTCATTGCTGCCACAGCCAACACCGGTAAATCGTGGGCGAGCTGTATCTTCTCCGACTTCGCTATGGGACTCGGAAAAAGGGTGCTACTCGTTACCATGGAAATGTCAACCAAACGATTTGAAAGGAGATTAGATGTCCTCCACCACAAACTCCCCTGGGGAGACTTCCGAGATGCTGAACTGGACTATTTCACAGAGCGACGATGGGAGCAACAACTCCATTACGGTAAGTATGACGAAGGAGACATATTCATCGCTGACAAGCAACTCGTGCAAACAGTCAGTGATGTTACTGCTCTCGTTAAAGAATATGAGCCCGACCTCGTTGTCGTTGATGGTGGATACCGCTTTACCGGCGAGAAAGGAAGAGGCGACTGGGGTAGTGCTGCTCAAATCGTGGGGGATCTACAAACCGCTTCAGAAGTTAGTGACGTTCCTTGGGTGGTTACTACACAGCAAGGAGACGTCACCGACAACTCCAAAAAGACAGACAAGCAACGTGGATACAAAATCCGATACGCCCGAGAGTGGATCATCGACCCCGACGTAGTCATCGAAATGATTGCCGACGAAGACCAGAGATTACAAAACGAAATGACCTGGAAGAACCTGAAGGAGCGAGACTCCAAAGGTGAAAACCATCACGAGGATCTGATAACAAATTGGGATCTTACTACGATGAACTTCGACGAGCTAATTTTCGACACCCCGCACTCCGCGACGGTTGGGATATAAAAATGAAACTACCCCTCACGTATTGCGTAATGGTTCGCAGGGGTGGAGGCAAGGAGCCCCGCTGGATGGACATACCCTACAAGACACTTTATGCTACAGGCGAAACTCCTAAAAACCTTTGGGGTGATGTTTTGGCTGAATTAGAAAGCAAACATGGGTGGGCAAGGTGAGAGCGATAGCCCACTACCATGACTACTCCCAAGGGGAATACAGACTCCACACCTACAACAGAGGTGAGTTTGGCTGCGAGGGTTGGAGTACTGCAGTCATCAAGATCCCGATTAAGAAACTTTACAGTCAAGGGTACATGGAGTACCAACAATTCTATAACAAGGAGACCCTAGATGCCGAAGAAGCCCTCCACAGAATGTCCCGAGCTGCCAGCAAAGCCGGAGTTACGGTCGAGCAGTTTACAAATGCTTATGGCTCAATCGGGGACGCCCTCACTGCCCAAGCCGGAGTCTTCATCGCAGACTCCCTCTCCCAGCTCTCCCAGCTCGTCATCGACGGAGAGCCCCCAGCAGTCCCCGCCAAAAACGCCAAGCCAGGATTCCGATTCCAAAAAGGGAAAAAGAAAAGCATCCCGTTCAAAACGAACCATGGGCCGCAACGAGGGGCCAAAGCGAATCACAATCTCAAACGTCACCGATAGGGAAGCGATCTTCCGAGCGAAGGCTCCCTTTGGTACGCAGGCGTTCTACCATGAGCAGTTTGTGATAAGGAAGCATGGGGGACCTGACGACCATCCCTACGTTGAAGGTCTTGCTGCCAAGAAGAAAGACCAGAACCCTTACGTCATTATGCGTGAGTGGGCGCATTGGCAGAACGGCTGGCAACACACGCATGGCAAGTAGGCTCCACAAGATTATAGATGGCAAGTGGATTCACATCTTCCAGGTAGGAAAGAACAGGACCGTAAGATTCCCCGTTAAGTTTTTGTACTGCGGCGAGCCTATGACAGGTATCACCGCAGACGAACTGCGAGACCTTTATAAAGCGGCACAACCCGGACCCCTTTTTCCATAAGGATCACCGATGGAGCGAGAGCGAGCGTTAGACATTTTGACAAGGACGGGGGTGACGGACTTCAACGAGAAGTTTCGTGACAAAGGGCAGATGCTTTGTACCTGTCCGTTGGCAAAGTGGACGCACAAGAGTGGGTCAGACGGGAAGCCTTCCTGCTCGATCAACTACTCAAAGACACCCGCTGTCTACCACTGTTTCACCTGTGGTGAGAAGGGACCCCTACACTCCCTGGTCAGCACAGTGGGAAGTCTTTCCGGCAGGCAGGATCTGATCGACCTCGGCATGCGCCTACAAGTCTCAGATCAAGTCACACTCGGGGACACCCTCGACAAGATCACCCAAGGGTTGGACGACTGGTATCAACCCACAACGGAGTTAGAACCTGTTGCCATGATGAAGTACGAAGCCCTTGCCCACATGCCAAAGATAAGGCAACTCTCTAAGACCACCCACGTAGGTCGATTTCTTATCGAGAGGAATGTAAACCAGGGGATGTGTGAATGGTGGGATCTCCGACACCATGACTATGCGAGAATCGTCCAGCCAGTTTATTGCCGAGAGCCTTACGAAGATCATCTCTATGGAGCAGTAGGTCGAACTGTCGTCAATGACTCCCGCAAATACTACAACTATTTCGGCATGGAGACCGGTCGAATCTTAGGAGGCTTGCAGCACTGGAAAGGCTATGGCAGGACGATCCTCGTCGAAGGCTTTTTCGATATGATGAACATCTGGTATTGGGCGCAGTGCCACGAGCTTGATGTCCTCTGTACGTTTGGGGCGAAGGTCACCGACGAGCAAGCAAAGATCCTCCAAGAGCTTGACACCCACGTCTATTTGTTCTTCGATATGGACGACGCCGGGATCAAAGGCGCAGCCGAAGGAATGAAGAAATTAGTCAACCTACAGTCGAAACCTAGAACCATCACATGGGAGCCCAAGGAGCTTGACATGGGTGGGTGTGATAAGCTATTCTTTACCTCGCTGCTTCAAGCAGAGAACATTATTTAAAGGGCGATAGCCCAGAACCCCAGGAGGACAACATGTCCAACGAAGAGAGCCCAATGGGCAAACCAGATGACACCCCGCCGCAGTCTGCTGCACCTGCTTACCTTTCTGGTACAGGTCAAACCCCGGAGCCTTCTGCTCCAGTATCCACTCCCCCCGCCGCAGCCCCAACTACTCCGCAACATACGGAAAAGCCACAGGCTGGTACGGGAGCCCCGGATTGGATGCAACAGGACATGGTCAACCCTGACCAAACCGATTTTAAGGACGAGATCCATCGTCTTTATATCAAGCAGGGTGAGTCCAAAGATGTGATCTTCCTAACGGAGTGGGGCACTGCTCCTTCTGCGGGTGGACCGATCATCGTCTTTGAACACAATCCCCAGTTCGGGGAAGGTGCCCAACGATTCAAGCACTACTACAGTTGTTTGCAACCGCTGGGGATTCCTTGTCCTATGTGTCAACGTGCAGAGACTGCACAAGATGGACGTCGCTACAAAGCGATGATGATGTCGGCTATCGACTGCACTGGATTCCAATCCAAGCAGGGACTGGTCAACAACTTCAAGACGATCATTTGCTTCAAGCAAAATGTGATGGAGCGTTTCGAGCGAAAGATGCAAGAGCTTCAGTCGATGGGTCACTCCCTTCGTGGAGCCCACTTCAAGATCTTCCGCAGCCGAGACAAACAGTCTCCTAAGACTGGTGATGATTTCTCGTTCCAGGGAATGGTCGATCTGGCCCAATACCCTGACAACGCTGTCCATGACTGGGCGACTCTTATCGCTCCCGATCCTGTGAAAGTTGAGGAAGCCATGAAAGAGTTGGCAAACGCTCAACAGAATAACTTCCAAGGTGGAGGCAACCAGGGTGGTGGACAACAAGGGGGCTACCAGCAGCCTCCGCAAGGAAACCAAGGTGGTTACCAAGGTCCTCCCGGCCAACCAGCCGGTGGACAACAGGTAAACTACTAACGAAGTGTCTTGCCAGATACTCGCCCCCCCCCGTTCTCCTATTATTAGGTGAGCGGGGGCTTCTTTTTCTCTTGCTGGATCTCTATGTACACCGCACAAGAACTTATCGCCTCTGCGCGAAAACACAAGATGTTCTGCTTCGATGTAGAACACGCCCACGATACCAATCTCTCGGCTACTGATTTTAAGCTCCATGGCATGGGGTTCGCTACCGAAGAGATCACCGTCTATTTGACTGATATGAACGTCATCCGGGAAGTGATAAGAAACCTCTTCCCCGACGACGACATTGAAGCCATCGCATATAACGCTAAGTACGATCTCAAGTGCCTAAAGGCTGTCGGCATTATCGACTCCCACGAGTACCCCAATGGGATTCGTGATCCGATGATTGGCTACAACCTTCTCGACGAAAACCGCCAGCAGAATAAGATGAAGCTGGAGCATCTGGTCCTCGATATATTCGGTTACCAAATGCAGAGCTATATGCCTGCCTGGGAAGCCGGAGGGGCGACGTTTGAGGCTTATGCCAAGGACGATGTTTACTGGGAGTTAAAGCTCTACAAACACCTCAAGCCGATGATCGTGCGAGAGGGTCTGTGGGATAACTTTATCAAGATCCGAATGAGGATTCTCTTGGTGGTTTCCGACTTAGAGTACGTGGGCTTCTATTGGGATCTCGACCGAGCCCGAGAGCTGCTCCACGGTTACCAGAAACTCCGAGACAAATACGAAACCGAGATCCACGAGTTGATCGGAAACGTGAACATCAAGTCCGGACCCCAGATGTCGGTCAGACTTTTTGACGAGCTGGGATACTCGACCCGAGGGTTGGATAAGGTGCCAACAGGGAAGTGGTGGAAGCTTGACGCCGATGCGTTGAACACACTCTCCCGGAGATATCCTGTCGCCCACAAGATCAAACAGTTCCGAACAGCCTCCCAGATGATCGGCACCTACGTCGAGCCTCTCTCCCGTATGGCGATGAATGATCCGAACAGCCGGATACATTCCAATTTTTGGCTGATTTCCCTTACGGGAAGAACGCGAAATACCAACCCTAACCTCCAGAACCAACCCGCAAGACTCGACAAGATCTTTGACGACCTCTCGATTCGTACAGGCTTCGTCCCCCGAGATGGTTTCTCCATGATCGTGAGCGATCTCTCTCAGATCGAGTTGAGGGTCTGTGCCCATGTCACAGGTGACCCTGGCTTTACCAAGGCATACACAGACTGGAAGTGCAAGAGCTGCGGAGCCTCCGGATCTAACATCGTTATCCAACACACTTGTCCAGCTTGCGGCGTCTACGAAGACGAAGACAACGGCTTCTGGCATGGACTAGATCTTCATCAGCAAACCACCGACCAAGTCTCTGCTCTCCAAGGGAACAGGTCCTACGGCAAGCAGTGCAACTTCTCTCTGATCTACGCAGCCTCGGGACGCCGAATGTGGTATGAGTATCCAGACTTTTCCGAGCAGCAATGGAACGACATTGTTGAGCAATTCCTCAACACATACAGCGGGGTGAAAAGATACCACCAACGCATGAAGAGGCTCCTTAACACCGATGGAGTTGTCACCAACATCTTCGGCAGGAAGAGAAGGATCACCCGAGAGGAATTGAAGAAACACTTCAAGCATTGCTTCAACCAGTTCGTGAACTTCCCGATCCAGTCTGCGGCGTTTGAATACATCGCCATCGCGTTGGTCAACCTCCGGCAGCAATGGATCGACGAGGGGATCTGGAACACCGATGCCTACTTCGTGAACTTCGTCCATGATGAGGTTGTCGTCGAGTGTAAACATGGCTTAGAAGCGAAGGTCAAAAAGGACGTCGTCTATTGGCTGGAACGAGCCGTCCAAATGTCTGTACCAGTTCGTGCTGACATCAAGACAGTAGCCAACTGGGGGGAAATGAAATAGACTTATATATGTTTTGCACTAAAAAACAATATCGAAAGACATGGCAGGCAAGTAAGGACTTTTTAAGAAGCCATAAATACTACCTATTGGTTCCCCGGAAGGCTCTTTATGCACCCGCAGGCTTAGGAGACAGGGCTGGTTGGCCCTGGTTAAGATTAAATTGATTGATCTAAGACAAGGTGAGTGCATCGAGGTGATGCAAACTCTCCCCGACAATTCCGTTGATCTGATCCTTACCGATCCTCCTTTTGGAACGAGCGCGTGCAAGTGGGATGTGATAATCCCTCTTGGGCCAATGTGGGAGCAGTTGGAAAGGGTTATAAAACCCAAAGGGGCGATTGTGTTGATGGCAACGCAACCGTTCACCAGCGTACTCGTCAACAGCAACCTCAAAAAGTTCAAGTATGATTGGGTGTGGGACAAACATATCCCCCGCAACTTTATCAACGCGAAGATAATGCCCATGAATAAGCACGAGAGTGTTTTGGTTTTTGGGAAGGGTAAGCTAAACTACTACCCGCAGATGACCAAAAGAAATAAGCCGGTAACGGTGAAGAACTATGGGAAGAAGGGGAAGCAGTCGGCCTACCAACTAAACACGAACGGTTCCGATAAGAAGACCCGCACCTACACCCACAGGAATCCCGATACGATTATCACCGGCAAGTGGGAAGCAAACAGCGGCAAGGTACACCCCACGCAGAAACCTGTATCGCTGATGGAATACTTAGCAAAGACTTACACCAAAGAGGGCGAGACTATCCTCGACTTCGCGATGGGATCAGGCACGACCGGAGTGGCCTGCAAAAACACCAACAGAAGCTTTATCGGAATTGAACTTGACACCGGTTACTTCAAAATAGCAGAGGAGAGGATACATGGCTAACAAATGCAAGTGGGAGGCAGTCACAGCCTCCACGTATAGAATGTGGGTTCCCGAAGGTTGGCTCGTAAGAGCTACAGGCTCTGTTAGTGGAGAATTTGCAATTACGTTTGTTCCCGATGACCACCACCTCTGGGTGCTAGAATGATTTCTGAGAGTCTCTATCATAGACGTTGGACGTTAGGCCGAGAGAGCTGTGCCCCTAGAGGTTGGCTCCTGCTCCCCTTTAAGAATTTGTACAGCCGGGACTCTTCTGCTTGGCAATACATATCCGCAGGAAGACCTAGTAAACTATGACAATCAAAGCCGACTACGACCGAATGCTCTGGCTTGCTAAAGAGGGACTCCCTTTGAAGCGGATCAAGCGGAGACTCACCCTCATGCCTGAAGGGACCAACGAAGAGATTGAACTCTTCGACGAATCTCGTCCAGGCTTGATTGGTGTTCCCCGCGAGTGGGCCTACGCCCGAGAATTGGACCTGAAACTCCGGGATATGACCCTCAACCGTCCCCGAGTCTGGCCGCAGTTCAAGGGATCGTGGCGAGAAGGCCAGGAGCAGTCCGTAAAGAGCCTCCTGTCGCATTTCCGAATAGGATGTTATGGAGGGCTACTAGAGGCCAAATGCGGCTCTGGGAAGACCGTGATGGGTACTGCCATTGCTTCTAAACTTCACACCCCCACCCTGGTTGTGGTTCCCAAGACGGATCTCGCCCAGCAGTGGAAGGACACAGCCGAGCAGTTCTTTGGAGCGAGTATCGGGAACGTCTGCCAAGACGAGTGGGATTACCGAGGACACCACATGGTCACAGCCTCCGCGCAGACCCTCTGGGCTCGCCGCGAGAGCATCCCTGTGGGCTTCTGGGAGACGTTCGGGATGGTTATCTATGATGAATGTCACAGATTCCCCGCGAAGACCTTCAGCATAGCTCTATCGTCCCCCTGCGCGAGATACAGGCTAGGAGTCTCTGCCACATTCCGACGCAAGGATGGGATGGACGAAGTCTGGACCCACCACATTGGACCGGTCGTCCACACGACCAAGGTGAAGAGCCTCCCGGCTGAGTATGTGCAGATCCCTTGGCAGACTCGTTTCCGGGATTCCCAGTTCAAGCTCCACGGTGGTGGAATCAACCACTCGAAGTGGGTCACGTCGATCTCAGAGGATGAAGCGTACACCTACTGGCTGGTCTCCCAGATTTTGACTTCCGCAAGTGCAGGAAGACACACCCTTGTCTGCTCCCACCGAACGGAGCAGCTCGCAACCATCCGGAAGATGCTAGAGGCCCAAGGCTTCACCGACGTAGGCTACTATGCCGGGAAGGTCGAAGGCCGAACGGTCAAGGCCGCAGAGCTGGAAGAGTCCAAGTCGAAGAAGATCGTACTCGCCACGTTTAACAAGATGGCAGAGGGGACAGACATCCCCTCACTTGATACACTATTCCTGGCAACACCCGCCGGGGACATCGAACAGGTGGTTGGACGAATCCAACGTAAAGACTCAGGAAAAAAGAACCTCCTGATTATCGATCCTGTTTGGAATACTCGCTACATGAAAGCACTTGGAAACAAGCGTCTTCGTTTCTATAACTCCCAGAACTTTAAGGACCAAGCTAATGGCTAAAAAAACTACTGACAAAGGAACCTCCGAAGGTCTCTTAGAAATCTCCCGCACGTATAAGGAAGGTGCAGTCGTTACGACGGAAGATACGGACGTCGAAGTCATCGAAGTCAAGACCTATCCTGGTGTACCTCTTGCAAAGGTTCGAGCGGGTTCCCGAATGACGATCAACCTTGGGAACTATGAGTCTGTCCAGATCTCGGTGGAAGTAGAACTTCCCACCCCAGTCGAAGAACTATCCCCTGCTTACGTTGCTGCAAAAGCCTTTGTCGATGACAAGATGGGCACAGAGGTTTCAGCATGTAAGCAATTCCGTCAAGACAAAGCGAGCGCCTAGTGGCAAAGAAAGAAAAACCTTTGATGACGTTCGACGAGTTTCGTGCGTCAGTCAACGATGGTTTCGGTGCCGGGATTATCCAATCTCCCGGAGCCAACCGAAACCTTCGACGACTGTGTACGGGGTTCGTTGGGCTGGACGGAGCAACGGGAGGAGGTTGGCCCTTTTCTAGGATCAACATCATCGCGGGAGCCGAGTCCAGTGGTAAAACTCTTCGCTGCTTGAAAGCCGCAGAGCAAGTCAAGGAATACGACAAAGCTACGCACGTCCACAAGTCACACTTCAAGGATCTTACGGAGTTCACTCCAGGGACTGCCTTGTTCGTGGACGTGGAGAATAGCTTTGATGAAGACTGGGCTGTACTCAACGGTTGGGCCATGGAGAACTACTCGATTGCTGTACCTGCTTCGGCAGAGCAAACGGTAGACCTAGTCACCAAAGCGATTGAGCAGAGGGTGTTCGATTTGATCATCGTCGATTCAATCGCCGCGATGACTCCTGACAAAGAGTACGAAAGTTCGAGCGAAGATTGGCAGATGGGCCTCGGTGCCCGACTGACCAACAAAGCCATGCGCAAGTGGAATGCTGCTCTCGCAAAGGCAACCCAAGACGGTGTTAGCGGACCCTGTGTCCTCGCACTAAATCAGTTCCGGGAAAAGCTGGGGATTATGTACGGAGACAACCGTACCTTGCCAAACGGAAAGGGGCAAAGGTTCGCCGCAGCTATCATCGAATACTGCAAACCTGCCCAAGTCCAGGACGATTCCAAAACTGAATTTGGGGAGGGTATCTACGGTGGTGTGATGAATAAGAACAAGACTTTCACACCGAAGTGTACCCACACCTTCACCATGTCCTTGAAGGGTGACGACAAAGGCAAAGTGAACAACGCTGCCGTTATCGTGAAACTCTGCGCGGATCATGGTATGCTTACGAAAGACCCGAAGTCAGGTTGGAACTATGGAAGCACCAACTTCAGGATCAAGCGAGACTTCATTGATAAGCTAGAAGCCGATCCCGATTTCATGCGTCGAGTATGGCGGGATGTGATAATGGCATTTGGAGCCGATCCTTGGTAGTCGCCTAATAATAGGAGAGGATTATGCAGACAGGTTTAAGAGAGACGCACCTTTACGGCAGATGTCGCTGACAAAGCGGCTGACAGGTTTTTAAAAAAGATGGAGGAGCTTGATGGCAGAGTCGCAAATGGGGAGCAAGAAGAGACGCCAGAGTGTCAAAGCCCAGACACTCCAGACGGAGCAGCAGATAGCTGATGACCTGGGAGGTAAGCGGGTGCCTATGTCAGGAGCGGGAGATAAGAAGGGAGACGTCCAGATAGACGACTTCGTTTTGGATTCCAAAGAGACCCTCGGGGATCGTCTGACACTTAATGCTTCCGACTTCGTAAAGATCTGCAGGGAGGCAAGCCAGGAGAGCAAAGACCCCGCCTTTGTTTTCACATTTGCAAAGCATGCCCACACTGTTCCGCAGCAGTGGGTGTGCATTCCCTTTGATAAGTTCGCGGAGTTATTCGGTGATGGGTAAGAAGTACAATAGTGTTCTGGAGATGGTCAAAGACCTAGACCCTGAGTTTGCTGTCTACTACGAGAAGCACGAAAAGAAATGGAGTGTTCGCTTCCGTAGGTGGAGGCAGGTTAAATGGCTTCGTTTTAAAATCTGGTGGAGCGGTGATGAATAGTGAATACTACTACGAGTGGCGGCAGATGCAGTCAGACACCACTACGATTGTAGTCCCCTTCAAGAGACTCTATCAAGTCTACCTAATACTCCCTAGCTTGAAATGGGCCTACGTCCATCGAAAGAATGAGACGAACAAATAACTGTAAACAATACTGGAGAAGGTGGTATAATTTAAGGAATCCTTTACCTCTTGAACACAGTATAGTACCAGTAAAGATTCTGTATGCGGACGCAAAGATTTACACAGATTTTTACTGGTTATATGTAACGACATAAGTACGACGCATGGTTGCACTACTATTCCTTACAGCCCTGACTTTAAACGATGCTGGAGCCCTTCGCGATACAGTAGACTTGACGGAGATAAATCACTTCTATGACGATGCTGGGAAGTTGGTATTTGCCCAGGTAATCTTTTACAACTGGTCACTCTCCACAAATCGCTATCAGGTAGTGGCCTGGAGACTTTTGAAAGATAGAAACCAGATCCCAAACTACAATTTTAAGACTGGAAGTTATGAGTCAATCTGGAGGGATGGCGATCTTCTCCGAAGAGTCCGAACCAAATATGTAAGACATTCTTGGACTCAATTTGATCCTGAGATCCTCGAAAGAGAGCACTTACCCAAAGAGTATAGACGAGAGCTTAGAAAACTTAGAAAGGCGAAAAAACTAAATGGGAATCCTTGATTCACTTAAAGCCGCAGATAAGATGAAAGCCGATCTACAGGAACTTCGGAACCCTAAGATCTACACGAACTTCCCCAATGCTATTCGCGCATTCTCTAAGGTGTTCCCCGGCAGGATCGGAACGCGAGACCGACTTTACCCCTCGGGGATTGGTTACGTCTGCCCTCGGGAGTTTGTACTCAACTACTGGAACCCCCAGTTCTCAAGCCCACCCGAGTTCAAGAACATGCTGATGATGGACAGCGGCACATTCATGCACGAGTTCTTCCAGGACCACATCCTGGGACCGATGGGCGTGTTAAAGGGTATGTGGCAGCACACCGTCACTAACCAACTCGTTGAAGGTTACCATCCAGACGCAGTAGCTGCAGTCTCTCAATACGCAAGTCGGGAGACCAAACCTTGGAGGTTTGTGGAGACTAAGTTTTACCTCGAAGAAGAGAGACTCTCAGGCAAGGGTGATGGAATTGTTTCGCTCGACCGATTGAAATTCCTCTCTGATAATCTTTACAAAGTGCGGAAGAACCCCCACAGCTTTTTTGAGCAGATCTGGGATATTGATCCAGGGGACGAGGCCGACCTTGAAATCAAAACAACGAACGATCACACCTACTCCTCATTGACCGACGTTAGCTCTTTGACCGATGGTCACAAGATGCAAGCCGCCACCTACCAGAAGGTGACAGGGAACCGAAAGACCGTCTTCCTTTTCCTAAACCGGGACAAGATGACGATGAAGTCAATCCTCTATGAGAGGGACCCTTCCTACTGGAACATCGTCAAAGGAAAGTGCGATCTTATCTGGGACGCGATCAAGACTAGAACACTCCCTGTGTCAGGTGCGTCCTGCACCTCTGCCTCGGACAACAGAGCGAAGAAGTGCCCGCAGTGCGGACCCTGTTTCAACAAGTATGCAGCAGGTCAATTTCGGGATTGGACAATCGAACAGCAGACTAATAATCCGGACCTCCCATGGCTACACGAACTCCCTTAACAGACGAAGCCTATAAGAAGCTTTTTAACAGTTTGAAAAGAAATTTGGGTATTCTGCGGTGGTCAAACGTCACATTAGTGCCTTCCAAGTTTCTGTATAGTCACAACGAAACTTGTTGGACTTATGTAACAAGAAAGGAAGAGGTTTAATGCTACCACTCGACATGCTTGACAACTGGCATAAAGACTACGAAGTCTTGGAACGCCACTACCTCTATGCCGAGGAGACTCCCCAGGCAAAACAGTCGGTGCGAATCGGCAGGGGAGGAGCCTACACAGATCCCAAAAAGAAGAAGTACATCCGGGACCTCTGCGAGAAGTTTGAGGACTCCATGCCAGGGGAGCGGAACCTCTCTGGCTTGGTGCGGGTGCGGATCGTTTTCTGCTTTCCTTTCCCTCTTTCAGCCAAGCCTCCCTTTTCCTGGACTTTCTGCGATAAGAAGACCGATCTGGACAATTTGACAAAACCCGTTCTGGATTCGTTAAAGGAAATAATCTGGAATGACGATAGTCAAGTTGTAGAGCTTCAGTGCCGTAAAATACGGTGGAGAAAGGGCAAACCCGGATTCATCGCAGTGCGGATAGACGAAATAAAAGAAATATTCAAGTAAGGGGTTGACGTCCGCCGAGAACCTTGTTAGATTAGTGCCATACCCGGAAAGATTACCACTCTTCTCCTAATGTTAGGAGAGCCCACATTTACCAGGAGGCTACCATGAGTCAAGATGCTACCCCCGATGTTGAGTCCACAGAGCTAGTCACGGTCGAGACGACTGCGATGGGTATTTGGGACGAAACATCCACTGTGTTCTGCCCGATGATTCGGGAAGACATGACCCCCGAAGAGCGACGGGATACCTTCCGTCAGATCTCAACCGCTGCCCAAGCTGGAAGCGACAAGCTCCAGATGGTTCTGGCTGAGACCCTCTATGAGTGCCGCAACAACGGCTACTGGAAGGACTGGCAAGACGAAGCTGGCGACAGCTACAAGAACTTTGAGGATTACGCCGAGCGTGAACTCAAGATCAAATCGACCAAGGCGAATCTGCTCGCCCAGATCTATAAGAAGTTCGTCATCGACTTGACGATCCCCCTCGAAGCTCTCCGCGAGCTACGCTGGACGATTGCCAAGGAGCTGCTCCCGGTCGTCGATCAGACCAACGTCATGTCCCTGCTGGACATCACGAAGAACATGATTATCTTGGACATTCGTGCGATGGTTCGTGCGATGCGACGAGACGATCTTGAGCCCGAAGAGGCTGTCGAAGAGTTGGCAAAGCCAGATCCTGTCACCGTCCCCGAGACGGGGTTGGACGACAAGCCAATCAAGATGTCCTTTATCGTCTCCCAGTCCATTGCTGAGACGGTCAAGCAGGCTCTTGACGAAGCTGGTACGATCTGTGCGAGCGATGCCCCAGGCGAGCAACTGAACATGCTTGCTGCGGACTTCCTCTCTGGAGCGGGAGGTGGCTCAACCGGTTACTTCCAGCGATTGGATCAAGCCATCGCCATGGTCGAGACTGCCTACAACTGCAAGTTGGAAGTGGTCAACACCCAGGAAACCCAGGATCACATCAAGAAGATCCAGGAACTTGACAACGCAGCCGAGACTGCCTCTGTCGAGTAAACTTTCACGGGGCACAGGAAACGTAACCTGGGGTGATACCGCAACCTGACGAGGCTTGTAGGACCTCCCGAATCGGCCCCTGTTTCTTTCACATCTGAATAAGGAGAACATTAAAAAGTGAGTAGCCTCCAACGATACTCTCGCTAAGTCCCGAGGTGGAACCCGAAAGGTCGAGAGTAGTCATCGAGAGTTGTGGAAGGTCCAATCCGGTGAGGATCGTCACAGGCAGCAGGTGGGAGCCCCATCTCGCGGAGGTGCAAGCCCTTCACTTTCGACTTGGGTAGGATCTGAGAAGAGGTCTTACTGTTTCTCGTTGTTTTGTTTGTGTTGCGACTCTGCAGCCTTGGCTAATCCCCTCGGCTGCAGGGTCATTTTCTAGGAGACCATTGTGATAGAGATCGAGGGAAAGGAGTTGAACTACACAGACGTAGGGAGGAAGGTGTATTACATCCCTCCTACTAAAAAACACCCCGAGCCCCAGAGCGGAAGTATCTCCTCCTGGAATGAGTCCTTCGTCTTTGTCAAGTATGCAAAGCAGGGCAGAGGTTTCTTCCAAGGCTCACAAGCAACGTCCCCCGAACATCTTCGTTGGGGGGAAACCCACGTTGCCAAGACGATTAGGGATTACCAAGAGCAGAAACCTGGACCTTGGTTCCCCCAACGTACAGAGGAAGTTCTAATTCTAATTCCATACAAGAGACTTTATAAAAACGTAGGATTTGAGGGTCTTTGGAATTGGCGGGGAGTAGCAAGATGAATGACTTAGCCCTACTCGTGGCAGAGATAAGCAACAAACCTTTCTACCTTTTCAAACAGAAGTCGGACAAAGTCCTCTGCGAGAAGTTAAAGGTAAGAGATGGAATCGTTAACCGCGAAGACATCCACGTTATCAAAGACAGGACCTGCACCTGTCGAGCATTCTTCAATAAGAAGGTCTGCTCCCATGTGAAGCTACTAGATCAACGCGACTGTTCTTTTGTGGATGGAGTCTCCGGCGAAAACGCGGAGTGCATTCTAGAGACGGTCCACATTGTACTCGAAGACTTCATTGCAGCAGACGCACCTCCAATCCCAGAAGATGCAGATTGGACTAAACTTATTGACATGCACATACCGATAAAGAATGTACCCGAGGATGTTATTTTTGGATTCTTTACGGTCGTTTTACCCCGGAAACAAGGCACTATCGGCATCTTTCTGGAAGCAAACCCAAGAAATCTTGAAAACACCGTTTGACATAAACTTCCGACTCTGGTAGGTTTTAGACATCGACGGAAACGAACCCCACTTTACCCAGGAGACCAACTACCATGGCGACCACTACTTACAACATCGCTCTGCAGACTGAAGCAAACAAGTTCAAGTTCTACCAAATCACTGACAACAAAGTCCGCTCGACTTCCGTTGTCGAACGCAACGCCGATGACGGGAAGCTCTCGTGCAACTGCACCGAGTACCGTTTCGCAGACGACAGCGTCTGCCGCCATACCACCTGCATCACCGACGATGTAACGGTCTGGGATAAAGGCTTCGAGCGTAAAGAAAAAGGCTCGCGAAGCAAGCCTGTTCCTGTCCTCTTCGACAGTGAGACCCCCATCGAGTGGACGGGTGAAGAAACACTCACCCACATTATGCTGCTGGGCAAAGGTGCAGTAGTTCACGCTGTCCACCCTGAGCTTCCCGATCTGGGAGCCTCCGCTCTGTTGGACTTCTTGACGATGGGCAACATGCCCAAGGTTAAGGTCGATCCCGACAACCCTCGGTACATCAACCCTGCTCGTATCCACGCCGAGTGTGAGAAATCAAGCGACTCTTCAAAGTCGTTGGAGTCCACACAGGTCAAGCAAGCCGGTAAGAAGGTTGACCCTGTGACCAAGGTCACGATAGTGGTGGAGACTGTTTCGGAAGAGGAGACTCTTGCGGTTGACTTCGCCACCTACGCCGAGACGACCGAGCAGCAAGACGAAGAGAGTTACGAGTTGGTGAAGCCAGAGGATTGGGCCTCGGTAAAACGACCCGCCCCTTCCACCTTCTTCGTCACTCCGGAGAACTGGCTAACGGCTGTCTACTGTGCCTTGCATGGTTGTCGAGTCCTAGTGACTGGTCCTTCCGGTTGCGGTAAGTCGGAGCTTGCCTACTACGTCTCACGACTCTGTGGAATGCCCCCGCTGACTGCGGTCAACTTCGGTGCCATGCAAGATCCGCGAAGTGCGATCATTGGCAACACGACTGCCAACGTGGACGGCACGATCCATAACCTGTCTCGGTTCGCCCAAGCGATCCAGAAGCCGGGGATGATTCTCCTGGACGAAATCAGCCGCGATCAGACTGGAGCAGCCCAGAACATTCTGTTGCCTCTCCTGGACAACCAAGGCTACCTCGCCATCGACGAAGACGAGAACTGCCCTGTCATCCACAAGCATGAGCGTACCTCGTTCTTCGCCACGGCGAACATCGGGATGGAGTACACTGGAACGGAAGCTTTGGACATTGCTCTGATCGAGCGATTCGACTTCCACATCCACATGACTTGGGCACCAAGGGATAAGGAAAAGGACATTCTCCTGAAGCGATGCCCTGGACTGAAACCTGCATCCGCAGACCAGCTCGTAGACCTTGCTGGGGAGCAACGTAAGCTCCATGAGGAAGGCGACATGTCCAAGTCGATCTCGACTCGTATGCTTCTCGCGGCAGGCACTGCTGTCGGTCGAGGGATGCCTTACGAGATGGCTCTGTCCGGTTCCGTTATCAACAAGTTCGAGGCTGACGGGGGTGACTCCTCCGAGCAGACCCAGCTCCGACAGTTGGTGCAACGCAAAGGTGGTGCCAAGAAACGTAAGTAAAAATCGGTGGAGGGGGGATCGGTCTCGATTGGTCTCCTGCCGGTTCTCCCTCTTTATTTAACACACATCAAAACACCCCCTCGCACAAGGACGATTACCATGAATCGAAAAGAATTAGTAGCTAAGTTTCCCGGCTCTCGTCTCCAAGTTACGGACGGGGCTTTTCCTGACACTACGGACTATGCCTTAGTGCTAGATCAGCCCGGATGGACGTCCGAAGTCAAAGTTACCTGCGGCAAGACGAGGGTGCAGACCCAAGAGGGTTATGAGTCCCAAGTCCTCACAGACTTAGCCGAGCGGGTAAACCATGGGCAGGGTAACCCCTTCTTCAAGGTCCCTGCCGAGGACTGCACCGTCTACCAAGTCAAGAGGACCAAAACCAAAAAGGGTGATTCCAAGACCTTTGTGATAGCCTCCAAGTGTATTGCGGGGGACGTGCGACTAATCCGAACCCTGGAACTCACCGAAAGAGGCAAGCCCTCCTGCCAATGCTTTCAATACAGGTTCAGCAGTAGCGACGAATGTGAGCATACTCTAAAGGCGAAACCCCTTTTTTCCAAGGAAGATGGATTTATTCTCAAGGACCCCTTGACGTATTCTTCCGACTCTGGTACATTTTAAGAATCTGAGAAACACTCCCCAACATAAGGAACTCTGCAAATGGCGAAAAAGCAGAAACGAAGCTGGTTCGACACACTCGACAAAATCAAGGATCAACGCGACGGTCGCGGCGATCTCTTCGACGAAGCTGCTGGCAACTTCTACAACGAAGACCAAGCAACAGAGAGCAACCAGTTCTCCAGCAAGTGGTCACGCAAGCAGTACAAGCTTGACCCCAAAAACGAAAGCAAGTTGGTGATGGATCTTGCGATGATTCGCAACGCCGTCGTCAACCTTCTACGTGTCCATGGTCTCCCCCGAAACTGCCCAGTTGAATTCGCGCACCTCGGAGAGATCGGAGGGGCCGCAGCATCTTTCCGCGACATTGGAAAGTGGAAGCAGCCCTTCATCCTGATGGACCTAGTGCCGTTCGAGATTGCCTCCAGCGAGGAGGTTCTCGATCTCTACCTTGGCTTAGGTCTCCATGAAGCAGACCACATCCGCGAGACCCGCAAGCTCTTCCTAAAGATGAAGCAGTGGGATGGCACCGAGCCAGTTCTTTCGATGTTCACGGGTCTGTTTGAAGACGAGCGTATCGAAGCCGCAGGGAAGTTGCACTCCCCTGGTTTTGCTCCCTACTACCATGGGATCAAGCGGATCTTCTTCGAGAAGCGAGAGTTCGGTAGCAGCATCGCCCACTGGGGTGAGGAGCAGCCCGAGGTCAGCCGCATCAACGCTATCTTCTTTGGTTTTATCCGATGCGGATACCTGCTTACCAAAGAGATTAAAGAGTGGAAGACTCTCACCAACCACTGCGTCTTCGACGAGCTTCGTGGCATGTTCCCGCACCTCCCTCGCACAGAGGACGAGGTGATTGAATACGGTCAGAAGATCCACGATTACTACAAGTTCCTCCTGAAGGAATACGACGACCTCCTGGACATGTCTGACGAAGACATTAAGAGCAAGGTCCAAGGCGAGCAACCAGAAGGACAACCCGAGGGGCAACCTGAAGGCGAAGCTGGCGAAGGTGAAGCCGGTGAGGGTGGTCAAGATTCTGACGGGGAAGGTCAAGGCCAAGAGGGTCAGGGTCAAGGTGGTCAAGGTGGCGAGAGTCAGAGCGGTCAAGGTCAGAGCGGTCAAGGCCAAGCCTCCCAAGGTGATGGTCAAGCCTCCAACGACGATGGCACCGAGGCCCAAGGCCAAGACGCTGCACCTTCCCAAGGTGGAGAGCAACAGCAAGGCGGCAAGCAGAGCCAGCAGAGCCCCCAGGAGCAAAAAGCTGGTCCTACCTCGGAAGAGATCCAGGATCGCCTAGACGCAGAGCGTAAGGCTCGTAGCAACGCCCAAGCGAAGGAAGCTACCCAGAAAAGCATCGACGATCTAGTCAAGCAACACCAGTCTGCTTTGGAGGATTACAAAGATGCTGAGAAGTCGGGTGACTCCTCACAGGACAGCGAGAAGAAACGAGCTATCAAAAAGTTCGAGAAGACTCAGAAGAAGCTCAACAAGGAACTCGCTGACTTGGTCGAGGCGGGCATCATGGACGGCAGCTTTACCATGCAGGACATGATCCAGATGATGAAGAAACTCGACGATGTTTCCTCACCGATGGACGCCAAGCAATCCGAAGAGTCGGGTAAGCAAACTGCGAACCGAGTCGAGCGAGGACCAGATTGGCAACCCGAGAAGGGTTCGTCTCCTGCCGGGACTGTGATCTCCCATCCGCAACCTACGCCTGCCTTGACAGCGAAGTACGAGAATTACCTCGCTCTGATGCAGCCGCATATCAACCGGATGAAGAAGGTCTTCTCTTACCGAACAGGTAGCCGAAACTTCAACATCACCGAGCAGCCAAACGGGCGAATTGACCGACGCAAGCTTCACATGATCAAAGAGGCTCAACTCAAGCATAGGGCTAACCCTGGCTTGAAGAAACGGTCCTTGCGAATCTGCAAGCAGGAAGTCACAAAGTCAGCCCGAGGGCTCTCTGTGGGCATCCTGCTTGACGAGAGCGGATCTATGGGAAGTTGCTATGACAACCCCAGCATGAGCAGCATGGGGAAAGCCGAGTACGCAATGTGCATCGGTGTCCTTCTCCACGAGTGCCTAGTTGGCTTGCCTAGCATCGAGCATGAGATCTACAGCCACACAACCGGTGGGTGGGGTCGCGGCGGTGGGGACAACGATACGATGTTCACATACCTGTACGGGAAGAACAACCCGCACAAGCATAGCATCGCGGCCTACGATCCCGGCAGCGGAAACTACGATTATGTGGCGATCAACTGTGCCCGCCACGAGATGAAGAAGTTCTGCAATCCCAAGTTCGAGAAGTTGCTGATCGTTGTCAGCGACGGTGAGCCCTGCGGCCACTTCGGTGGGATGTCGGCTACGGACGCAACCAAGTTGGCTGTTGACCAGTGCCGCAAGGAAGGCTTCCACGTTTTGCAGATCGCAATCGACGGGGTTCGTAACTCCGACAAGATGTACGGCAAAGAGAACGTCGTCCACTTCGAGGACCTGCCGAACCTGATTACCAACATGCGGAAATTCATGGCTCGCCTGATCCGCAACATTTCGTAAACCCTGACTGTGCCCCTGAAACTTTACCGCCATTTGGTTCGGGGGCACAGTCCTATTATTAGGAGAAACACTTGTGAGCCTGCTAGATAAGTTCCTCCGCAAGCCGGAGATGGAAACGCTACATGAAGGTCCCACCGTGATGACTAGAATTTGTCCAGTCTGCGGGGAGCCCAAGCTCAACTCAAAGAACCGGGGAGATCGGATGCACCCTAAGTGCCGGGCAGAAATAGCCAAGCACAGAGAGTACGGAGGGAGCCGCTCAACCAACTTCCAATTTGGCCTGGGAGATCCCAGCGTCAAGGACTAGGAGAATCCCGTGCAAGAGATTAAGATACGTCTCAACGACGACGAGTTATGGATGTGTGATGTGATAGACTCCCTCGCACGTCAGATGAACGAGGTGCAAGGATTTAGAACATCCCGCGCCAACATGGCGAAGAACATTTTACGACAGTCACTTGAGAGGTGGAAGCCTGATGCCGAGGAAGATCGACAACTGGAAGGGAACGCGAGTGAGTGTAACGATCCCGCAGGAACACCAGGACTTTGCGGATGCCCTTCACGAGATAGTGAAGGGGAGGCAGGCGTTAGGCTCTACCGCGAGTCTGAGCAGTGAGCTGTTTAGGATGGCGCTCAACGGATTTAACAACGGCATGCGAGGTGCCGAACTTGACAACAAACTTTTAAGAGAGCTTAGAGACCATGAAGACAGAAATGCCACGCGAGATGAAGGAGATGTTTGTAGACTTCCTGAAGAAGCAGAACGGGGACCTGAAGGTCTTCCAGATGCCGGTGAAGGAGACTGCTGAGTTCGTCCGCTTCATGTGGAACGGTTGCCTCTTCCGTCTAACGCTAGATCCCAACGAAGACCCTGACGATTTTCAGGTGATTTGGGCCGACAGCAACGAACGACAAGGCAATGAGTTGTTTGCCAAGTGGTACAAACACCTCGCCCGAATCCAAGAACCAAAGGGACAGCCTGAGCGGACGAGAGAGACGACAGAGTTCAAACCGCACGAAGGCGTACTTGACATGTCGAACCTGTCGATGCAAGCCAAGCTTTATGTCCATGCAGGTTTCACCCCGATGGGTGCAACTATTCTCGAAGACCTTGTAGCCAACGTAGAACAGACTCAAGCCCGAGTCGAAGAATTAGAAAGGATATTAAGTGCCTTACTCAATCAAGCTGATGGAGAAGAAGCCCTCCCCGGACAGTGAGCCAGTCGTCCACTTCAAGGACAGGATTGATGCCGAGGACTATGCCACAGATCGCTGGGGCAACCCCCGGCAGTATAGAAGATTAAAGTGGTGGCACGTCAAAAAAGAGGTTGTGCAGATATGGAAGATAGTCCCCTTGGTAATCCTGGATGCCTGACCAAATGGGTTTGGATAGTAGCCTATAGCGACCATAGAGTAAATAGCTGCTCATACGCAACGCACTACACACCACTCAGAAAAAGGCTAGAAAAGGGTTACCTGTTAGGTCTCACATTTACGCCTAGAAAAAACCTCTACTCTTTGAAAGACTATCAATGAATGATCCCCACGAAGAACTTGTACACCTCCCTCCCCGTGAGGCCAAACCTAAAGAGCGGAAGTCTCGCCGGGAGTTAGAGGAAGAACGCGAGTTAGCCGAAGAGGATCTGGAGATGGATCACCTCGGCTTTGACAAACCAGTACCCGCCCCGAAGAAGCCTGTCAACCGATGGGCACTTCTGAAGAGGATTAAAGATGGTGGACCTAACGGACTTGCACTCTCCGACATTCGATATTTATACAGCCTTGAAGACCCTCAATCACCTTTCCTACAAGAGCCTCTTGGACTACTGCTCCGGGAAGGATATATACGATCCGTTACCGGGACCAGCAGACGCTCACGACTGGTTGGAGTCCTCTACCTTTGCACAGACAAGGGACTTAACTACGGTAACACAGCGGACGCTCGTGATTACTCAAAAAGGAAGTCTCCAACTAAGAGCGGAGATGGCGATGCTGCTAGAGAGGGCAGGGACTTTGGAACACAACCATTCCACCCTTCTGAGAAGAGCCGAGACGACTCTGCGCCGGTGGCAGAAGAAGAGATGGAATCTAAAGACTAATCCCTGTATTCCCTGTCGAGAGTTAATAGTGCCACACAAGCAACTTTACACTCCGTTTGAATTACGAATCTGGCATTCTCTTTTCGTCGCTCGCTAAAAAGACCCCTCCCCCTTTATTTTTGAGTTCTCCTAATATGCGGAGAAACTGCTCTGGATTAGTCCATAAAACCCACCGATAATAGGAAGTCTCAACGGACCCTTTAATCATGGTGGGTAATTTATGGGAGAGCTGTTCCCAGTCCTGACGCGACTCTACGATTTTCTCGTGATGTTCATCCCACACTTCGTGATAGTGAACACAACGCAGGAAGGTGTAAAGTGGCGATGGGGTTCCAAGGTGCGAGTTGTCAAGCATGACAACGGTACTTGGGTCTTTGGTCGAACAGGTATCCACTGGTATTGGCCGGTAGTCACAGACATACCCACGGTCATTCCCATCAAGCGGCAGACCAAACGACTGCCGAAGCAGAACCTAACAACCAAGGACGGACTTGTCCTACATCTTCGTGGGGTTCTTATCTATGAAATCTCAGATGTCGAGCAGTTGCTTACGCAGTGCTACGACTACGATGACACAGCCGAAGACTTCGCAATTGCGGCTATCTCCCAGGTTATCTCTAACCTCACCTACGAAGAGCTTGTAGGCGATTCTCGGAAGACTGCGACCAACCTTGGCAAAAGGCTGAGGGCTGAACTGAAAGACTTTGGAATTAAAGTTATACGTCTGTCGTTGTCAGATTTTGCGAAGGGCGAGACCCTCAACCACCTGACAGACTTGGAAAACCCTACGACAATTTCTTCTGCCGAGGACGAGTAATAATGGCCGGTCTAATCGATTTTTGCAATACGGATAAGCAGCGGCTTATCATTGAAAAACTAGACAAAATGAGCTATGCGGAAATAGCAAAAGAGGTAGGCTCCAGCGCCCCCACTATCAGGGGGTTGGTAGCCCGGATCAAAAAGCGCGCAGCCCTCCAGGGTCACAGCCCTGAACATGACATGACACACACGGTGCCGTCAACGCACTTCGTGAAGGGTACTTCAACGCTATACGATGAGGACGGAAACGTCAAGGCCCAATGGGTAAAATCGTCAGCGGACATGGATCGACTAAAGGAATTCGCCCAAGAATATGCAAAACATGTCTGCCAAGACTTCACCCCCCTTCCTAAGCGACTTGCCCCCACAAAAAAGGGGATGGTCGATGACGAGCTGGTGGTCTACCCAATCGGGGATGCCCACATTGGTCTCTACTGCTGGCACGAGGACGCAGAAGAGGATTGGGACATCGAGATCGCTGACAAGATCTTCGCGGAAGGTTTCGACCGACTGATGGAAGCCTCCCCTAAGACCTCTGAGGCAGTCATCTGCAACCTCGGAGACTGGTTCCACACTGACACCCCTGAGAACGTCACGAGGCGGGGAAAGAATCCCCTGGACGTCGATGGGCGATGGGCGAAGGTCGCCCGAGTGGGAATCCAGATTATGCGCCGGATGATCGATGCTGCCCTTGAGAAGCACGAGACGGTGACTGTGATAAATGCCATCGGCAACCATGACGAGCAGACTTCGCAAATGCTCAACCTCTGTCTGGAAGTGGCTTACGAAAAGAATCCACGAGTCAAGATCGACGTTAGCCCCGATGGTTTCCACTGGTACGAATTTGGCAACAACTTGATCGGTGTTCACCATGGGCACAAGGTCAAGCCAGAGGCACTTTACAAAGTCATGGCAGAAGACAAGCGAGAGCAGTCTGGGCGATGCGAACATCGCTACTGGTACACTGGTCACATCCACCACCAGAAAAGGCAAGACGTGGGTGGACAGGTGATAGAATCTTTTCGTACACTGATCCCGCGCGATACTTACTCCCACTCACATGGCTACCGATCTAAGCGAGACATCTGCGCGGTTACCCTCCACCGACAACACGGTGAGACCCTTCGCAACTCGCTCCACATCGGAGCCATCATCGAACAGATTGACAAGGACTTGACAAATGATTGAAAAGCATGATCTAGCGATCAACAGAACAGGGTGCGAAGACGAAGGTATTATCAGCATTCTCTCAGGGGAATTCCTGAACGTCTTCAACCCTGATCCTGACACCATGAATCTTCTCGACATAGTCTCTGCACTAGCGAAGCTCTGCCGCTTCGGAGGGCAGTGCGAGAGGTTTTATAGTGTTGCCGAGCATTCGGTGATCGTTGCCCAGGAGGTGAAACTTCGCGGGGGCAATTGGGACACCCAGGTCGCAGCTCTCTGGCATGATGCAGGCGAAGCCTACATCGGAGACATGTGCCGCCCGATTAAAAACCACCCCTCGATGAAAGCTTTTCGAGAGGTCGAAAATCTTCTGATGGATGCCATACTTCGGAAGCTCCCCGTGGATGAAAAAGAGATCGACTGGGAGATCATCAAGGAGTGCGACAACACCGTCTGCCGAGCAGAGGCCGCACTGCTGATGAAGGGAAGCGGAGCATGGAAGTGGGAAGGGTGCCAGATGGCAACGTCCTTCGTCCACACGTCACCCACGCAGGTACTCACACCACCTCTAGCCGAAGCATCCTTTTTGGATTTCTGGGGAAAGCTGTTGGTCGCATGAAACTTATGATCTGCGGCTACGCCCGCCACGGCAAAGACACCGTTGGGGAACTGCTCGAACAAGCACTTGACATAACCTTCGATTCGTCAAGTATGTTCGCCTGCAAACTCTTTCTGTTCGATGCCCTAAAAGTCAAGTATGGCTACAACACTCCACAGGAAGCCTTCGAGGATCGTGGCAACCATCGCAAGGAATGGTTCGACATGATCTGCGCGTACAACGCCGACGACCCCTCCAGACTCACGCGGGAGATCTTCGCCCAACACGATATGTACGTGGGGATAAGAAACCGCATAGAATTCCTCGACGCCCGCGAGAAGGGACTCTTCGATTTATCGATCTGGGTGGACGCTGCAGAGCGGAAACCACCAGAATCTGGCATCTCAAACACCGTTTCCAAAGATCTTTGCGATATTATTTTGGATAATAATTCCGACGAAAACACCCTAAAACGTAGGGTCAAACGTCTTGCAGCCTGTCTCCGCTGAAAACTTTCTCGGAATCCCTGTTGACGGCTAAGATCCCAGTCGATAGATTACTTATAGAAGTTAACGAAACACCACACGCAAACGGGAGACCAAAACCATGAGAACTTACCTCGAAAACTTGATCCAGGAAAAAGGCGTAGAGCTGATCGACTTCATCGGAATTGAAGGCCACTACGGTCTGGTCTGGCAAGACATCGTTGACTACATCTGTGTCCACGCCGGGGATCATCACGCCTCGATCCGCGACACCCTCGTCAAGATCGACTTTCAGAACGGGGACGTCTTCCACTTCCTTCGTCATCTGACCAAGGGGATGCTCGCCGCCCAAGGCTACGACGTCTAAAACTTTCTTGAAAAGTTTCCGGTTTCCCTGTTGACGGGAACCGGAGCAGTCGATTATAACTTATAGAAGCTTAACCAACTGGACGCCAAACGGGAGACAAGACCATGACCAGAGACTTCACAAAGACCTTCAGCGGAGCCTACATCACCGAACACAAGGGTCGCTACATCCGCGTGGAAAAGACCGATGGCGGTTGGTTGGCTCAGACGGTCCTGAAAGAGGGAGTCTTCTTCGTGGACGACAGCTACGCCTCGCGACTCCACGACATCAGCAAGACCCGCAAGGCGGCTGTCGAGGTGGTGGCGTACCTGATCGACGAAGGCTTCTAAAACTTTCCAAAAAGTTTTCCGGTTTCCCTGTTGACGGGAGCCGGGACAGTCGATAGATTACTTATAGAAGTTAACACCAACCCCTCGAAACCTGGAGACCAAGACCATGATGAAAGCACACGCAACCGTAGGAATGACCGTCACCTTTGGCAGGACTCGCGGAGAGCAGACTCTCGGCAAGATCGTCAAGCTGAACCCGAAGAAGGCCAAGGTCGAGATCTTGGAGAATCGCGGGAGCCGCTCGAAGAAGGGCGAAGTATGGGGAGTACCTTACTCGCTGATGACACCCTCGGGCAATGCCCCCATGCTGCCGGTAGAGGTCGTCACTCGTCCCGCCGAGGCGATCCGCTTCAACCCCTTCGACTCTGTCACGTACCACACGATGGCAGCGATCCACGCCGTCTACGGCGAGCTGGAGCCCGAGATGCTGTCCTGCGACGGGGAAGCCTCTGCTGCCCACGTCAGGACCCGCAGGGCGAAGCTGACCAAGCAGTTGCGAGCCCTCCAGGCTGTCCTGGACTACCCCGTGACTCAGGAGCAATGCTGGGAGTACGAGGAGAGCCGAAAAGCCTCGCGAGTGCCCAGCTAAAACTTTCTCGGAATTTTCCCGGTTCCCCTGTTGACGGGGACCGGGACCTCGTCTAGGATACTTATAGAAGTTAACCAACCCCCTGAAACGAAGACCACAACCATGCCAACCGACGCCCCTCAAATCGATCACGCGAACTATCCCAAGTCCCTAAAGGGCCGCAGCGACGACAGCCTCCGCTTCACAATCAAGGATTGCCAAGCAGCTATGACGGCTATGCCGGATAACCCCAAGTGCGGATACTACGCCGACGAGATCCACTACTGCGGGATGGAGCTACATTCCCGCACCAAAGCGGCCCAGGACGCCCGCAGAGAGGCCCGCAAACCTTCTAACCTCACGAAGTACAAGCAAGCCGCCCGAGTCGCCCAGCGGTACAACCAGCCCCTCCAGTATTGCGATCCGAAGGCTGACGCCCACGAAGAGAAGTGGAATGAGAAGATCGATAAGTGCGAAGCCATCGAGGAGCTGTTGACGGCAGCAGAGCGGAAACTCGCAATCATCTGGCTGAGTGCCAATGAGATGTACGGCTACATGGGCGAAGTATGCTGAAAAGATTCTCGAAAGTTTTCCGGTTTCCCTGTTGACGGGGGACCGGACAGTCGATAGATTACTTATAGAAGCTTAACCAACTAACTCGAACGGGAGACCAAGACGATGCCAGCCACCAAAAACGAGATCAGCCTGAACACCCTGAACATGCTCGCAGAGAACGCCATGAGCCAAGCCAAGCAGCGAGGCCCCGATAGCCAGTGGGGAGCAGCCTGGGCCTACCAGGACGTCGTCTCCCGAATGTTCGGGCACGAAGAGGGCTCGAAGACAGGCGGCAACCTGCTGCGACAAGCCGACGAAATGGGGATCTAAAAGATTCTCGAAAAGTTTCCAGTTTCCCTGTTGACGGGGAACTGGACAGTCGATAGATTACTTATAGAAGCTTAAACAACACAACTCGAACGGGAGACCAGACGATGACCAAAAGCACCCAGACTCGCCTGCACGAGAACACCCACGCAGACCGCAAGGTCAAGATCCGCTGCATGCAGAAGACCCACCGCGCGGCGAAGAACCGACAGGTCCGAGTGGTCGAACGAGTCGCCCGCAACATGACCAGCTACGTGAACATCCACGGCGACTTCGTCCGGGAAGCCACGGCGACCCTCCAGGGCGAGGACGTCAAGATCATCAGCTACGGAATCAGCTCCGCACCTTGGAGCGTGGATCGGAGCTAAAAAGAATCTCAATAGAAGTTAAGTTTTTCTTTCTCGAAACCGGAGACCAAGACAATGAAAAAGCCATCCCACATCCACCAAGTTTTCGACCTCTCCCCCGCAGGCATGCGGGTGGGCGGGGTCAACGTCACCGTCCTGCTCCAGGACGCCGACTACAACACCATCGGCAGCGTAGCCGACGTGTTGAACATCGAGGACATGCGAGCCGCTGTGGCTGCATGGGACGCCGCCTGGGGCGAGAAGGTCGCAGCAGTGGAGACCAAGACAGCAGAGGCCAAGAAGGTCTCCTTCGCCGTCCAGGTCGAAAACCGCTACGGCGTCTGGGTCTACCTTGGCGAAGGTGGGCGAAGCCTCACCAAGGACAGCGACCTCGCCGCTCGCTACGACACTGTGCAGGCCGCAGACAAGGCTGTGATGAAGTCCCTCGCAGTCGGTGCGAAGCCCTGGCAGGTCACCGTCCTAGGGGCCTGAAAAGATTCTCGAAACTTTCTCGGTTTCCCTGTTGACGGCAGCAGGGACAGCCGATAAAGTAGCTTATAGAAGTTAACCAAGTCGCAACACTAACCGGGAGACCAAGACATGTCCTACTTAACCGCCAACACGCCAGCAGCCTTCTCTGCTCTGATCCTGCTCATCACCAGCGTACACGGTGAGACCATCACCAAGCTTGAAGTGGTCAACTCCCTCTTCGTTGTTGTCTGCACGGGCGAGGTCACGGGATCTCAGATCCCAGGGGTCTCTGCCGTCAGCGAAGAAGCTTTAACCTTCCTCGGAATCTGAGGTCACCCTCACCCCCACTGGAAACGGTGGGGAGACGGATGCCCTTCCAACCCCCTCTAATGGAGACCAAGACAATGGCAGACAAAAAGCAGACCCTCGTATCCGCTTCCATCTTCTGGGACAACGGCTCGCACGACCAAGCCTGGGCCTACCGCACCAAGTTCGCTGTAGACGGCGAGATCGTCCACGAGGAGTCTGGCGAGTGGTACGCCGACTTCGGAGCCCAGACCAACAAGAGCGACCTGCAGGAGGCTCTGAGGGACCTCCTGTTCGAGGAGGGAGTGGAGGTGGACGTGGACTCGCTCTACGCTGACCCAACCCGAGACGGTGGCTACGCCTGCTGGAGCCGCTGAGAAACTTTCTCGAAACTTTTCCAGAAACCCTGTTGACGTGGAAGATCGTTGCCGATAAGATGCTTATAGAAGTTAACGAAACGCCAAACGGAGACGAGACCATGCGACAACGAAAGCCACGAGTCAGCAAGACAGCAGTCGGAACCTACCTGACACTCAAGAGCGGTCGCGAAGTCCAGATTACCGGGTTCCGACTCAACAAGAGCAACGAAGGCACCTTCACTGTCCGCTACACTGACAGGCTTGTCAGCGGCGACAGCTACCAAATCCCAGAAGGCGAAGTTTACAGCGCCAAGATCAGCAAGAAATTCAGCTAAGGAAACCGAGACCATGAAAAAGATCATCATCACCATCAAGGACCGTCCCCTCCGCAAGGGGCACCAGGATCGCAACTCCAGCGCCGGTGCCATGGGGGACCGTCGTACCAAACGCAACCGCACCCGAGGTGCCAAGAGCCGCAAGGCAATCCAGGAGGGCTAACAGTGAGCCTCAAGATCAAACGAGGGATGGTAGGCTCCAACGGCGGGAAGTCCCGCTGGGAGCGAACTGAGACCCTCAAAACACTAAGCAAGAAACTCCGACGAACCCAAGCCAAAAAGGAAATCAAGAATGCCCAGAGATAACTCAACCAAGATCGTCGTCTGCCCCGAGACCGGGGACCGTCTCTGCTACGACAACAAGTGGAGAAGCTTCGCCATGTTTGGCTCCTATCCCTCCTGTGTGAAGGAATACAAGTACCTTGGGCCTGCGTTGAAGGCAGGAGCCCGCTACCGCCACCCGCTGAACAAGGGACCCTTCGAGGCTCATGTTGTCCACATCAACGAGGGCGATTCGATGGACGCCGCAGGCAACGTCCTGCGGTCCTAAAAACTTTCTCGAAACTTTTCCGGAATCCCTGTTGACGTGGAAGATCGTTGCCGATAGATTACTTATAGAAGCTTAAACAACGCAACGCAAACGGGAGACCAAGACGATGACCTTCGACAAAAACCTCTGCCGAACGCACCAGAACAAGAAAAGCGTTCGAGCTTTTTTGGTTGCAGCAGCCCGAGCCGACAAAGGCTCCCCACGACGTAGACGGTTTCTTCGTCAAGCCACGGTAGCTGCCACCAAGTGGGAAGCTAGATTAGCCAACCGTCGAACCAAGGCGCAGATCGCGACCGACCGAGCAGCTCTCCTGGCCTTCATCGAAGCCGACACCAAAGGCTGCGACACAGCCTGGACGCCAAGCCGCTACCTGCCCGCACACAAGCCCGCCGACCTCACAGCCCTGGTCAAGGCCGGAAAGCTCCAGAAGGACATCTACACCATCTACGAGATGGTCGAGAACCGAGACAACCTCTTCGGTGGGCAAAACGCCTGCCAACGCAAGATCGCCCGATACCGACTCACCAACTAACCTGGAGGCCAAGACCATGTGGAAAAAAGTATGCCGAGGTCACTACACCCTTGAGACCGCTGTGGGGAAGTTCGTTGCCTTCAAGCTGACCCACCGAGGCGAGCCCTGGTGGACGGTGGAGCTGGACGGCGTAGACATCGACGTGAGCAGCAACACGTTCCGAGTGGTGCGGCACCGAGTCGAGGTCCTGCTGTCAGGCAAGCGATGGGCCAAGCGAACCCTCTATCAAAGGGCCAGATAAAAAACTTTCCAACTTTGGCAGAATTGCTGTTGACGGGAGACTTGCCAGTCGATAAGTTACTTATATGAGGTTTGCGACTACCGCAAACGGAGACCACCAAACGGGAGACCAAGACGATGGCAATCAACCGAGCAGCCCAACGAGCCCGCAGCAACAACAGCCAGAACGGCAACAAGAACATTTGTGCCCTGGCAGTGGCCCAAGCCTTTGGCTGTGAGAACGTCACCCGCTACCTGCACAACATCAGCGATCTGGTGGGTGCAGTTCGCAAGAAGTTCACTGTCCGCAGCCGCCTGTCCCAGGTCAAGGGGAAAACGGTTGGCGGGGCACGAGCAAAGATGGTACAACTTGCCAAGGAAGTCGATGCCTACGGATTCATCATCCGGGTTGACGGGCACGCCCTCCTGGTTGGTGCCCACGGTCGCACAATCGTCGATACGGATCGACGCAAGTCAGACCGACGTAAGATCACCCACTGCTACGTCGTCTACCGCAAGAGCCTCTGAGGGGCTCTGCGGGGACCTAACCTTTCGCCTAATAATAGGAGACCAGATCGATGACACTCGCCCGAGCAATCAACGCCGTCGTCTACGGCAAAGGTGTTAAGCCCACCAACTCGATCAGCGATGCCCGATGGGCCGCGATGCTGAATTTCATCACCCGAAACAACCTCGTCTAGGAGACCCAGACCATGAGCAGAAAAACACTCCCACGAACACTCGTCTCGTTCGCGATCTTCCGACAGAGCAAGTGGATCGAGAGCTGCGGGGGCGACCTCGCAGGCTACGTCGCCCGCTACGGAACCAAGGGCCAGGAAGGCTGCTACGGGGACGGTGGAGAAGCCATCTACGCAGCCGACGTCGCTGAACTGAAACGCCTCGAAGGCATCAACCGAAAATACTTGTAATCACAGCGAGTGGTGGGTGGTTTTCATACGCCCACCGAGACGGCTGCGAGAGGTTTGAATATATTTCCCAACCGCAGAATCCCGAACTGTGCCACTTCATGGAATGTACAGTCAGCCCCTCACCTCGCTTTCAAAACAGAAGGAATACTTGACACATGCTTAGATACTTGACAACCGAAGGTTACGCCGCTGGAGATCCTGTTGCGTTTCGCGTAGGCCGAGGTGCCCTTGGCCGAGACACCTACACCATCTCCAAAGTCAAACGGGTGACCCCAACGGGAATCCTGGTGACCGAGTGCGACCGACGCTTCAACAAGAGCGGCTACCAGAAGGGAGCAGACAGTTGGTCGTCGATCCACCTCTGCACCGTCGAGGAGGCCCAGGCAGGGCTCGCCCAGCAGAAACTCGACCGCAATGCCGCCCGACGCTGTAACAACGTCACAGACCTGATACAAACTACTCGAAAGGGAGGCTGTTTTAACATCACCCCCGAGATTCGAGCCCAGTTGCTCTCCTTCATCGAAGGGCTCGTGCCCAATGCTGAAGATAAATCCTGAAAACTTTATGGCAAAACCCGCTATACAGGGTAGAAAAAACGAAGAAACTTTCCAACTTTGGAAGAATTGTTGTTGACGGGAAGCTTTGGGGACGATAACTTACTTATATGAGGTTTGCGACTACCGCAGCCCACAACAACCAAGGGAGACCTGACCATGACCAAGCGAACTGACATCCACCGACCATCTGCCATCGTTCCCGCCGACTACACCTACGTGGCACAGTTGGTCTTCAAGGCCGAGTACGACGCCATCCAGCTCGTGCAGGAAGAGCGTTCCATCTTCAACGCCCACCAAGCTCGAACGGGTGCGAAGTTCTCCGACCACAACCATGGCGGGCAGTGCCACTGCTGCGGTTCGGTCAACGCGATCTACACTTGTGCGTTCTATCACGCCAAGACGAACAGCTACATCGCACTGGGTTCCACCTGTGCCGAGAAGCTGGAGATGGGGAGTGCTAACGCCTTCAAGGCTATCCAGCACGCCACCAAGAGCTTCCGCGAAGCGAAGGCAGGCAAAGTGAAGTGCATCAAGATGCTCGCAGACGCTGGCGTCGAGTTCCTCTTCGAGGTAGCACGAGAGTGGGACCAGACCTCGCTGACCAAGCAAGGTTGGATCGACTCCAAGGGCTATGCAACTTGGTCGTTGAATGTCCTCCGCGACATCATCAGCCGAGCTGTCAAGTACGGCAAGATCTCGCCCAAGCAGATGGCTCTGATCTCTGGCATGCCCGCCAAGGTCAAGGCCGACCTGGATCGTCAAGCGAAGTGGGAAGCCAACAAGGTTGCCGAGAAGGCAGACCAACTCGCCAACGGCACCGAGTGCCCAACGGGGCGAGGAGTTGTCACCGGCACCGTGCTATCCACCAAGCTACAGGAAAGCCGCTTCGGCTGCACCTGGAAGATGCTCGTCAAGGACGACGAAGGCTTCAAGGTTTGGGGCTCGATCCCATCGGACCTGGACGTTGCCAAGGGTGACAAGGTCACCTTCACTGCTCGCCTTGAGCAGAGCAAGGACGACGCCTACTTCGGCTTCTACAAACGCCCAACCAAGGCTTCGGTCTTGGTGAAGGCACCGGAGGTCGCCTCCTAGTGTACGAAACTTACCATCAACACCTTAGTCGTCTGCAAAGGAAGTTCGGGAGACATTTCCCGGACCTCCGGCAGGCGATGCAATTTGAAAGCGAACATGCAAGAGAAAACAACCCACCAACAAAACGTCGAAGAGTTCATGCGGAAGGCAGGCCAGGACGTCCCCACGACTCCCACAGTGCCCTCCCCAGAGGTTCGTCTGCTCCGAGCCCGATTGATCATGGAAGAGTGCCTGGAGACCGTTGAGGCTCTTGGTGTTGATCTTTCCTGCGATGGCGACCCCTCGGTGCCTCTCCTCTTCGGGGACATGGACTTCCATGACAACGGCAAGGTAGACCTCGTCGAGATCGTCGATGGCTGTTGCGACATTGCAGTGGTCACCACCGGCACCTTGTCTGCCTGTGGTATACCTGACAAAAGGTTTCGGCAAGTCATCGACGAGTCCAACCTCGCGAAGTTTGAGGGTGATGCCCACGAAGACCCAGAGACTGGAAAATGGATCAAGCCAACCGGTTGGAAGGCTCCCGACCTTCTGCAAATGATCCAGACCTTGACACTGTTGCAATCCGAGCCAACTTGCTGCGGGCGAGCATGCTGTGAGGAGGCTGAAGCTTGATCACTTTCCTACTCGTAACAACCTTCACCTTCGTTGGCTTTGTTGCAGGCATAGGAGTCTCCGCTTGGCTCGTGACGATGGAGAGCGAGGAGGATAAAGCTGCGAGGCATGCCTTGGAAGAAACCTTCCAGGGCCTGCTCGACCAGCAGGATCTGATCAACGAACGGAACGCCGTCGTCAAAGAAAAGATGGATGCCCTCTCGTCCACGAGAGAGCTGTATATAAAGCGTGCCGACGCTGACAACGTCAACAGATGCGGACAGGAGTACAACGCCCTCCTGGACGAGCTGACGCCCAACGTGTTGCATTACAAAGACTTCCTCCCCTTTCTACCCCCGCACTTGAGAGATCAGTGCTAAATCAGAAATTCTTTCCCTGACCACTTGACACTGGCAGGAATCTTATCTAAGCTACACAGACCTGAAACACTTCCACCCCCGGAGACCCCAAAGATGCCACTTGAAGCCGACACCAAACTTCTGACCCAACTGGAGATCGAGTTGCTCCACGAAGACAAAAGGATCTTCTGGGTCGAGTCCGCAGTCCTCGACGTCTACCCAGACGTTGACGAGTTCGGGCAGGAGTTCTGCGACTCGTTCGACGTATGCTCAGTCCTCGTGCAGGACTACCATGGCAACGACGTTTACCAACATGACTTCGACGTCCAGGAGCTGAAAGATCTGGTCGTATCGAAGATCCATGAAACACCCGATTGGCGAGAGAAATTAGTGCAGATGAAGCACTTCAATTGCCGATAAGAATCAGAGGAGGGACGGTATCTTGGCTGCCAGCAGAAGCTAGACTCAAGCGGGCTCGGGTATACGTTGTGCAAAGGGGAGACCCTGCAACCTCCACCACACACACACAAGAGACAGTTGACGAGAGCGAGGGAGAAACCTCGCAGGTCCAAACGGATTGGGACCGGGCGTCGAGCCCGACTACCCTGTAAAGAGCCAGTTCTCCCAAGGGCTGGTCAGCCTGCCAAAGCTTATCGCAAGTACAATACTCGCCAACTGTTTTTTCAAACTACCCGCTGAAACCCTATCGCCTAATATTAGGCGAAACCCGCACCTTTGTTCCTTCCTTACCCAGGAGACACGTTAGTATGATTACTAAAGAACTCGAAGCCGCTGTTTTCCACGCCTTGACCAAGACATGCAACAAGCATGCCGAGCGAGACAACCTCGCAGCAGGTGGGACGTATGACGTCCGAGGCAGCTTCATCGGTCGCATCCGCGACGAGAATTTCAACATCCCCTTCGACATGGCGATCGCCGTGGGGCAGGATGAAGACAAGCCCCACACAGGCCCGACTGCGAGTAAGATCGCGGCCTACCTGATGGGGAAACTCAACCCCGCAACCCGCGCAGCAGTTCTGCGTGACCTCCCCGCATTGTATGCGGACGAGGGCGAGCTGAAGGTGGAGAAGAAAGACGCGGAGGACTGCAAGGTCCTCATGCAGAATCTTCGACTCACGAAGATCGTAACCGCGCGGGGCAAGGTCACCTGTAAGGGTGCCGCTGAACTCCAAGCATAAAGGACACCATCTCGTGAAACAGATCTGTTGCATACTTACCGAGGGGCTGCTGGACGTCATCGACTCCATCTCGCCCAAGCAAAAACGAAACGCAACAATCGAAGACATCCTGTGGGAACACCCAGAGATCCGGGCGAAAGCCAAGTCTCTGGGGGTCTCGCGGGTGGCTCGACCAACCCAAGGAAGAAAACCTAAGAATGAAACCAAACACTCGAAGACGTCTTGAACTTTACACCGCATTGATTGCTGCCCTCTTGGTGCTAGTCACCTGGGAGGCAGTAATCCCGCACTGCTACCCGGCTGTCCAAGTCTTACTTAGGATCGCGATTGCCATCCCTGCATGGCTTGTACTCTCAGCCTTCTGTCTGCACATTATCAACCCCTCGCGGCTGAACATCCGCACCGAGAAAAGAAAGGAGACCGAGGAGTGAAACTCGCAACATTGGAACTGAACAGGTACTGCAGCAACTTCGTAGCAAAACGAAGACCTAGAAATGTAAGGATCTGCGGGAATGGCATCGAACACTTTTTTGATGTACCCGCCGGGCTGAAAAAGATCGAGCTAATCTTCCACGATAGACCAGCAGCCCAAAGGGTACGTCTGGCAGGTGGTAACTGGGAGGGCATCCCTTTCTGGGACGCCTACGACGAACAGTTTGAGGAACTCACCATCCTCTACAAATCCTTCGAGGACTACTTGTCAAGTATTGCCAAGAAGAACAAACATACCGCTGACATTTTCGTGGAGTGTTTCTACCATGAGTAATCCCATGAAGTGGCACGGTGGCAAGTCTTATCTTGCCGATTGGATTATCTCCCACATGCCGGAGCATACGCACTACGTCGAGCCCTACTTCGGTGGAGGTGCGGTGTTGTTCCGGAAAGATCCCGAGGGGGTCAGCGAGGTCGCCAACGACAAGTACGATTCGTTGATCAACTTCTGGCAGATCGTCCAGTCCACGCCAACCGGCGAGAGCTTTAAAAAGTTCTCCCATCAAGTAAACATCGTCCCCTTTGCAAAGACTCTTTTTGAGTTTGCCAGAGAGAACTGGGATGACATCGAAAAGAACTGCAACGACATTCGGAGAGCCTACTGGTTCTTCATCCGCTATCGCATGTCCCGGCAGGGATTAGGAAAGGACTTTGCAACGCTCTCACGCAACCGTACACGCCGTGGGATGAACGAACAGGTATCAGCGTGGCTATCTGCAATTGAGGGGCTACCTGAAGCTCATAGAAGGCTACAGCGGGTTGTCCTACTCAACGAGGATGCGCTCGACGTGATCGACCGCGAGGATGGACCCAACACCCTTTTCTATCTCGATCCTCCGTACCTCCACGAGACACGGGTGACCATCGACAACTACACCGAAGAGATGACCTACCTCGAACACGAGGACCTTCTCAACAAACTGGTAGACCTCGAAGGGAAGTTCCTACTGTCGGGTTACCATAGCAAAGTGTACGACATCATCGCGGAGCGAGTGGGTTGGAATTGTTACGAGCGAAAGATCGACAACAAAGCCTCCTCGGCCAAAACCAAACCAAAGAAAACGGAATGTCTTTGGACTAACTTTCACCCCGAGACAGGAGCTAAAATCTGATGCCTTTGCAATACTTCCAAGGTGGGAAAGTTGATGCCTCTGAGGGGTGTTACCTCCCACCTCTGCAAGATGGTACAATGGTTGCTGCATTTGCACGATACGATTATGATCGCGGCTTCGCAGCAGGGAAGGGAGACCTTGCCCTGGTCATGCAATACGAGCTGACAATGAGTGCGATCAAGGTAGTAACCAAGGTGTTGAAACATGGCAAGAAAAAGACTGGAGAGTCTGAGCCCTGACCAACTGAATGTCGGTGAGGTTTACGTGATTGGATTCACATGCAGGATCGACAAAAAGCTTGAGACCTTGATCGGGGAATTCGAGTCCATGTCAACGATCAAAGGATCGCTCCATTTGAAGTTTACAGTCCAGGGTGGGCAGAGCTGTATCGCCCAGTGCATGAGCTACTGCCACTTGAGTTGGCGAACTATACATTTTGTATATCGAAGGCGAAAGACAAACGTACCATGACCGAGATCGAAGATCTGCAAGCCGACGTCAACCTCCTCTCGGGGCAGGTGGGTAGGCTGCTCACCATCGTCGAGAAGATGCACGAGAAGATCGAGCGAGTAGAGGCCGATCTGCTGGGACCCAAGAGTTGGTCACCCACCACCAAGACCTACATCCCACCAACCGATGTCTGGGACACCCCGGTCGTCACCGATTCCCAACACTACCGGCGAGTGTGGGAGACCCACACGAAGCTCAACGGCGTGACGATTCCCCACAAGAGGCTGCACTCAGCCTCCCCCGGCATCGACTGGGAGAGCAACACCAAGAGCGACCTCGAAGATCAGTATCCGACGTCACTGCCACAAAGTTCTAGGTCCTTCTCTTCCCCCTCCACGCCCCTCGACGACCTCCCCTCTCTAGACATAGACCAAGGCTGGTATGTGTCGAGCGACCCGCTCCCTACAGGCTCTGAGGAGACTCTGAGCGACGGCAGTGGAACCGTCATCCGGCGGGTTAATGTGGGCTACGAAAGTTTCTGAGAACTTCTCGGACGTTTGGAGAGGGGCTCCGTTAGTAAGAGGTAGAAGCAACACAACCCACCTCGAAAAGGAGACTACCATCAGAAGCCAAACCCAAAACTGTGACCAGTGCCATCAGCCCTGCCAAGATTTCCTCTGCCTTTGCTGCGAATACATCAGCAACCACAAAGGCTACCAAGCCCGAGAGATGGACCTCTCCCCACCAGAGGACACACACGAAGAGGACAAAGCCACTGCGGCAGTCATCATCGCCATTGAGGGTGTGGAGCTGGCTATCGCTAACGCCTTCTTCACCGTCCAAGTGGAAGCCTTGGAGACCGAATTGTTCCGACTCAAATCTCAACTAAAGGGGGGTGCCTAGTGCCCGGAGACATTTACGCTCCTCGTCTGATACTTGGCGAGCATTGAAAGAGCAAAAAGGGTATCCAGGGTGCCTCCGTCTTGAGGACCCTGTTTCCAGAAACTTTTCCAAATACCCTGTTGACGGCGAAAGGGACAGCCGATAAGATACTTATAGAAGTTAACGAAACCCCTGACGGAGACCTGACCATGAAACGCGAAGCACACAAATTCGAGCATCCCGAGAAGGGCACGGGCAACTGCGGCAAGTGCGGAAAGCCTTGCGGCAAACCCCGTCCCGGAGCCGTTGTGTACCATGGTGCCTGCTCCTTCCCCACTCCGGTGGAGCCCTACAAGGGACTCCACGAGAATTTCTTCTCGGAAAAAGAATCTTAGAAAGTTTCCGGTTTCCCTGTTGATGGCAGGGGAGCCGGAGTCTAAGATTCTTATAGAAGTTAACCAAGTGACCCCGCAGGAGACCAAGACATGCCATTCCACCAAGTAGGACGATACGACGGGTTCGACACTGTAGCAGAGGCCCGCAAGCACTACCACAGATGTCGCACCCGCAAGTCCTTCATCCTATCCGATGAAGGGGTAGCCGCCGCGACCGACCTCACCTGCGACCGCTGCAAGGGACCTCTGGCTGACAAGCCGGTGGATGATCCCAACATCCCCGACAGCTACCATGGCAACCGGTGCGATTACCTGCCCAAGACCAAACGGGTGGTGTGCCTGCACTACTGCTGTGCCTGGAAGGGCACGTTTCAAGATGTAGCCGACCTTGCCGACGTCATCGGTTAGGAAACCTCGGCACTTATCCATAACCCCCGATGATTTGTAACACCCCTCTAATGGAGACCAAGACCATGACACGACGATGCCCACAAGTAGGCCGCAGCTATGTAGACACCTCGAATAGCTGCGTTTTTGTTTTCCCCTCAGTCGCCGTCGCCAACCACTTCGTCACACGTTGCGCGAAATACCCCTATCTGTACGCTACAGAGAAGGGTGCCGAGGTTCTCTTCGTGACCGAGAACCGAGAGGCTTTCAACACCGTAGTGGACAAGCTGAAGACTAACCCGCTGATCACCATCAAAGCTTTCTAAAGTTTCTCAAAAGTTTTCCGGTTTCCCTGTTGACGGCAGGGGAGCCGGTCGATAAGATACTTATAGAAGTTAACGAAACGAGACGCCAACCGGAGACGAACGATGCTAACAAAAACCACACAAAACTACGCCGCCCGCCGCGACCTAGACATCGCAGAATTCACCGACACCTTTGCCGACGACCGCCGAGTTGTAGAAATAGCCGACCTAGACCAAGGCGAGGCCGCCGACGAATACCTCCTCGCCTACACCTACAACGCCGACGGCACCCTACGCTACCTCGGGAGCTGCTTCAACGACGACAACGACGCCCCCGCCCACATAGCCACCGACGCCGACCTACGCCGACTAATAGACAGCATAGCCGCGAGCCGATAACCACCCGCAGCCGCCTCGGCCCCTTACCGGGGAGCCTAACCCTTACCCCCCGAATGGAGAATCAGATAAAAGCTGAAACAAAGAAGATCGTTCTGGACGCCGCAAAGAGGCTCCACAAGAAGTAGGGCAAGCCCTCCTCGCTGGTATCGAACGAGGTGTTGACGGCTCTGCTGTATCAGGAGGTCCTCTCCCCTTCCAACATCTCAGCAGCCATCGCACATGCGGATGACCCCCACGTCTGGCTTATGAGCCTCGCTTCAGAGGTTGACACCTTCTACCGAGAGGGGTGACCTCACCACCGACGAAACACCAACCCCCCCCTAACGGAGAACTACCATGCACCAAAAGAAAGTTGAGATCCCTGCCCACTGCGACCTGTGGATGCAGGGAGCCAGGACCGGCACCATCGTCAAGACCGAGGGGGACGTCACCGTCCTCCGGATGGATCACCCCCAGGTCAAGCGGCTGGTCCGGATCAAGACCGAGGAGCTGGAGCAATTCGGTCGAGCCCCGAACTGAAAACAAACCCCTCCCCCTTTATTTCCAGGGGGCAGGGGTTTCTCCTATTATGTGGCGAGACTTTGACCCTCCCCCTCCCCCAGGCAAAATCGAAAACCACTTTTTCCCTGGAGCAGGTCCCAAAAAACGACCCTACCCCCTTTATTTTTGAGTTTCAAAAAACACCCTCCAAAACGCTCCCAGGATTCGCCGGGAGAATTTCCAAACAATTCCAAGGAAAGCTGCTAACCCCCCATTGGACAAACGTCCAGACAGGTGATACACTATCCTCTGTGATTCTGCGAGAGAGGTTGCGGGTAATCTCCTCTCTCGCGGGGAAGGTGTTTGACTCCTTCGAGGTTGGTAATCCCTCGAATGGGTTGTGGGTGTTTGAGAGTCCTGGGTGAGCGGTTTCTACACCAGCTCCCCAGGACTTTTCTAATTGGCGGGAGAGGCACCAGCATGACGTGGCATATCGAGTGCCCAAGGCACTACAGCGACTGCTGGGAAGCCTGCAAGAGGAGCAGGGGAAAACATCTCGCGATGCCGGTGAAGGCTCTCTACAGCCATCGTGGAAGTCTCTGGTACATTCCCCCAGAAGAGCTAGTCGTCTGCGACGACCTGCGGCGAATCGCAAAATCGATGCGAGCGGGACGAAAAGCCTAACCCCTCACCAGCGGGGGCTGCTCCCCAGACCTCAGAAAAAGTTGAAAAACTGGAGCAGAAAAAACTCCATTAGAGGGGGACATCTAAAATTGTCCCTATAGGAAGAAAATTTCCAAAATTTCAGGTTTTTTTCTCGGAATCCCAAAAAAGTTGAAAACCCGAAAAAGTTGAAAAACTGGGGGCCAGGAGCCAGGAGCCCCCCTCCGGCCCCCCTACCCCCCATCCGGGGGGTGTGCGGATATGACCACCCCCCTTTTGGGAAGCGCGCGGATACGACCACCCCCTGACCAGGGTGTGTGCGAATACGCACGGTCAAAATCGCACACCTGTGCAGGGGGTGTGCTAATACGCACGGTCGAAACCGCACACCCCCCTAGTGGATCATTGTGTCGAATCTACACTAAGAATTTTAAACTGGACAAAAAAGTCCGGTTTAACGCATCAACTTTTGCCAATGGTTAAAATTCTAATATCAAAATATGCCGATATTGGAATTGTACCAAAAGCCTCCTTTTTGGGCAAGGGCCCCAGGTCCGCAGGGCCGCAGGATCTCAGGTCCGCAGGGCCGCAGGATCTCAGGTCCGCAGGGCCGCAGGATCTCAGGTCCGCAGGGCCGCAGGATCTCAGGTCCGCAGGGCCGCAGGATCTCAGGTC